CTCTAACATTAAGTGTAGTTGGTAAAAAGGTTCACCTTCTACGTTCCAGTGAAAGTTAGCTGCTTTTAAGTAAAAACTAAACTCACTGGCAAAAACGCGCTTAAGTTCTAGTTGGTATTCAGTTCGGTCCATTATTTTTGCTCAGTAATTTTTTATAATACTGGTATTGTACACCTAAAGCACCAACAAGTCAACATAAAATTTTTATGACCTAGATAGTGTATGTGTATAATGCATACCTGATGGCATCAGCCATGTGTGAATATTTATCGTGTATTGGCTTTTCACGAGTAAGTTTTTCACGATTATCCCAACGATATTGGTCCATAACGTCTAAGACGTTTTGGCAATGCGGCGCTATTTTTAACCTGTTAGTTTCTACTAGTGTTTGTACATAGGCAATGCCTGGTAATACGTCTTTTTTAGCTTTAGTAGTTGAAATATTATAAGTATAAGCAAGATCACCAGCAAATTGTGCTGCTGCCGAATCTATGAATAAGACCTCTACCTGCCAGCGGTCAATATACTCACGAAATGCTTCAGCGTGTTTATCTGTGGTAGCTTCGCTCCGCAAGTATTCGTCTATAATGTGGAAGCAATCACTAACAGGGTTATAACTAATAACCACAAAAGCAGTAGCGTCGCGATAGCCGGGATCGCAACCAGCAATGTATTCGCAACCGTCTTGGTGCACATATTCACAGACTCCTACCTCACGACTAAAGTTGTAAATCTGACCCTCAAACACATTAAAGCTGGCTAAATATTCTTGCTCAAATTCAGCTTTTGACATTGATCGTCTGGCTTCTTGCACATCCGACTCCGACATCCTAGAATTTTCAGTATAGTCTGCTTGTAGTGAACACCACTCTGGGTATTCCTCCGAAAAACCACGTTGATAAAACTTTGAAAACCAGTTTTGTTGACCACGGGGTGTACTAATAAAAATAGCCTTTGAATTAGGCCGGTCTAGTGTAGGTCGTAGTTGCACATTAAATGCCGATTCGCCGTCATCACCCAGAGCAGCCTCGTCAAATAGTATAATTTGGTAGCTGCGACCTACCGTCGAATCTACCGTTGATAAGGAGCCCATGCGAATAGTCGAACCATTTGATAACTCTACAACTTTGTCTTTTAAGTTATCGCGCTCTACTTCTAGGTCAAAGTGTCTGATAAATTTACGTTGCAGTTCAAATGAAATGCTACTCAAATTATAGTTTGGCGAAATAATCAGCACATTGCACTTTGGGACTAAGCTTACTAGTTGCGCAATAATATTAGCAATATAAGTTTTGCCTAATCGCCTGGCTAGTGCAGCGCACACAAAGCGGTACTTAGGATTGTTAATGGCGTTGATTAAGGCGATTTGGGGTCGGTTCATTGAATCCCAAGCACCTAATAACTTTAAGTAGTTTTCAATAGGCAGTTTGATAAATCTTGTATCAAGCGGAAACTCTGTGATTTCATCACGGTCTACGTCATCACGCGAAACTTTAAGCATTACAATTTATCTCCTAATAGCCTGCTAATCAGTGCTCCGTACTTGGTGCCGTCGCCGCCTTCATTGATTTGCACGTTTACTTGCGATTTAGGTCCCGCACGCTCCGCACGTAGTTTTTCTAATTGTATTTCGCGGTCTAACAACTCCATTGACATTTTATGTGATAAGGCTAATAGCTCAGCAATGTCCTTATTGCTGCCTACATCAGCCTCCTCCATTTCCTGAAATTTGCGTTTTAACACAGCGTCCATTGCCGACCGCATCTTAAAACGGTTGTTAAACCCTAAGTCAAAAAATACTTGGTTAATATAGCTTTTAACTTCTCGGCGGGCTAAGATGTTGCTTACACTTTCTACTGGTATCGACAAATTATCTGCGACCGCTCGTGCGTCTTGGCACTGCAGGTAGCAGTTGGCTACTTCTAAAGCTTCTGGCGAAATAGCCAGCACCTCGGCAGGTGCTGTGGTTGGGGTCAGGTTCATTTTCGTAACTTTTCTTCTAAAACAACAATACGTTCGCGATTAATGTGAATCATGTCGCGATTTGCTTGGATCTCCTTTTCAAGATCCTGCCGCAGTTTTTCACGTGCTAATTCTGCACCAGTGTTATTAGCCTGCTTGTTATCGCTGGTTACTACTAGTGAAATTTTACCGTTTAAAATGGTAACGTCATGTGATAGGTTTTGCAACGCACTCATCAAGTACACTACGCAGGTAAATAACAGTGGTAACAGTGCAAAGGTAAGTTTTTCGATAAGTTGACCTTTAGCATGGGCCTCTTCTAATTTCTGTTCACTCATTATATTCTCCTTACCAAGTTATATTCAAATATCTGCCAGCATTTTTCCCACGACCAACGATAGCTGGCTACTACTACCACATGACGTGGAATTGCTAGTGCACGCACTACGGCTAGTTTAAGATCTGGACTAGTATAGCCGGTTCTGTCCAGCTCAATAACGTCTTGTGGACCACAAACTGGGTAGGCTGCCACGGGCGTGCCACACGCCATGGACTCCAGCATTACAATACCAAAAGTATCCCAGCGGCTGGTAAATACTAGGCAATCTGCTTGTTGGTAGTAACTAGCCAATTCCTTACCGGTTTTCATTCCCACAAATTGGATTTCAGGATACTTGCCTTGTAGGTACTTTAGCTGCGGTCCACTACCAACCACAATCTTTCTGGCACCTAAGTAGTCCAGCTTGCAAAAGTCCTCGCAACCTTTTTCTACCGATACACGACCAACCCAGAGCAGTGTAGGGTACTTGGTTTGACAACCATGCTCTAGTGGGTAGAACTGCTGGCGATCTACACCGCGGGTCCAGGGCACAATGTCACCGCAAAAGCCGTGCCCTTTAAGTTCATCAACCATGCTGACTGTGGTAGCCAGCACTTTGCCCGAATGCTTGTGAAACCAGCGCAGGTACCTGTAGGTCCAGCTTTCAGGAATTTTATAGTACTTGCGAATAGCTTCTGGCAGTTTGGTGTGGTAGCTGGTGTTATACCGCCAACCATGACGATCCATCCAGCAACGTGCAGCTAAGCCCAGTGGCCCCTCAGTGGCAATGTGTACATAATCAGGGTTTACCCTTTCCAGTTTTTCACCAATGCCACGAGGCCACGCCAACCTAATGTCCCCATAACCAGGAGCACCACAATTAGGGAACTGCCGGGGATCACAATATACAATATCGTAGCCGTGGCTATTTGCCTGTTGTTCCAAGTTGTTGAACGTTGTAACCACTCCGTTAATTTGCTGGGGTACATTATCCGTTACTACTAGTATTGTTTTCGGCATCTTTTGGCCTCCATGTTATAATCTGCCACTCTCCTTCCAGGGTCTCTACTAAGGCAGTACACGACTCTACCCAATCACCCGAATTCATGTAGCCTATGCCATCCACGGTCTTAATCTCAGCTTGATGAATGTGACCACAGATTACGCCAAAAAACTTACGTTTTTCAGCATATTTGGTAATAGTCTGCTCAAACTTAAATACAAAGTCTACTGCACGTTTTACTTTATGCTTTAGCCACTGCGATAAACTCCAGTAACCAAAACCTAAACGGTGTCGTAACTGGTTAAAGTTAGTATTTAAACCTAAGACAAAATCATAGGCACTGTCGCCTAACCAAGCTAGCCAAGGTGCTAATCTGGTAATACCATCAAACATATCGCCGTGTGTAACTAACCAACGACGATTGTTAAGGTCTATGTACTCGCACTGATTTACAACCTCAATTCTACCAAATTTTAAACCGTATGATATTAGTGGCCGTAAAAATTCATCGTGATTGCCGGCTACATAGACCACTCTGGTTTTTTCACGATTGGCTTTGGCTAAAACATGTCTGACTACGTTGGTATGCTGATTAGTCCAGCGCAGCTTATTTTGCTTGACCTTCCAGCCATCGATAATATCGCCTACCAAGTACAGTTCATCGCAAGTGTTGGATTTTAAAAATTGTGATAGGTACTCGGCTTTACTAGCTTTAGTACCTAAATGTACATCACTGATAAATATACTGCGGTAATGTGCCATTATTTATCACGTTTATTGTAGAGGTCAAATAAGCTTTTTACTTTATCCTCTAAAACTCCTAAGCGCATGTCTGCTTTGGCAAATAACACAACTACCATAATAAAAGCTAAAAATACAGGCCATGCTTTTAGCATTAGTTCAATAATTTCCATGGTAACCTCCTAGTTTACTAGAGTATAACATTTTAGGGCTTTGATGTCAAGTTGCGAATATTTTATGCTGTTGGAAAAAATTTTCTTGAATTTGTTTGGTTTTAGTGATATAATATATGTTTTGGGGAATCTTATGTGGCGGCTGTGGGCAAAAGCATTAGGTGATAAATATGGTTTGACTGATGGTGAGGCTGACATAGTTTGCTGGATTAGGACTGGGATTGTGTTATGCTACCTGTTAACAAATTTAGTAATTGTGTGTGGAGTGGTCCATCACTGGTAATTGTTGGCACCGAAAGTTTTGTGGAGATTTTTTTAATGTTGGCCGTGTGGTAGGGTCAATATGGTTATAAAAAATATAATGTCCAATAACCGCCCTATTTATTACAAAGTTTATAATTATTATATATTCTAGAACTAATTACGAAAACTACCTGAACATTCTACCACAAAATTATCCGCCCGCGCAAGTTGGTCGCTCATACTTTTTTGTTATAAGTCAGTCTGTGCATATAACAAAATAGTCTAACGCGTGTGTGATTTTGGGCTTGCACTCTTGGGTTGATTGGCCTATAATTACTACATCGAAACAGCGCACTAAGGAGTACGCAAAATGGCCTCAGAAAAAATCGTGAACTATACCCCAGAGCAAACTGTCACTCTGGTCGCTGACTATAAGTCGGGTGTTAGCGTTGAAGCATTGGCTATGTCAATGGGTAAATCGGTTCGTAGCATTGTCGCAAAACTTTCCCGCGAGGGCGTATACCAAAAAAAGGAATACAAAACCAAAACGGGAGAACCTGTTGTTAAAAAGGATGCACACGCTGACGCAATCGGCGCGATCCTTCGCCTGCCTGAGAATGACGTAGAATCGCTAACTAAGGCTAATAAGAGCGCATTAAAAGCGATCTTTGAAGCGTTGGCTAATAGCAAGCCCGTATAACCTAACGTAGACTAGGATAGCATACTGTGAACCTTAATACCCTTAATAGCACTATTCAAGCTGAAGCGACTAAGGTATGGGTACGCTATTCTAAGATCTACACTAGGCTTGCAATGTTCGAAAAGCCTACCATTAAACTTAATGGTAGGCTTACTAAAACAGCAGGGCGCTGTTTTATGGAAACTAATTATATAGACTTAGGTACTAAGTTTTTTGATAAGCATTATACTCAGATGATTGGCGAGGTATTGGTGCATGAAATTGCACACCAGATTGACTATAACCTTAATGGTACACCAGCAGGTAATCGTTGGCATGGTAAAGGCTGGCAAACTATTATGTTAGATTATGGCGTTAGCCCTAATCCCTATCACACAATGGAGCTATAATGTTAGCATGGATTGGCACTATCACAAGTATTATGGGATCTTTCCTTGTAGCATTAGGGATCATGGATTGGGGATATATATGCTTTGTAACAGGATCAATATCCTGGCTGACAATTGCACTAATGCGTAGGGATAAAGCATTGGGCACACTTAATGGGGCCTTTTTAATAGCTAATACGATCGGCATTGTTAATTATGTAATTTAAAACTACTTAACTGTTGTATTTTTACAACAGTTGGCGCCAATATTATATCATAATATTGGTAGCCCCTGTCAAGGGGTGTGCGAAAATACAACACTAGGGGTTACCCTACTAGAGTTTATGATCATACTAAAATGCCTGCGTCAATGTGTCGCACCCCAGGGCCTTGCTTTTCTATGTGGAAGGTGTATAGTTACTACATGGACACAACGCAACAAGCCAGTCAGATGAAAACCACTCGTGCACAAGAAGCGATTATCAGTCTCCTGAAAAAACAGTTAGAGACTCAGCCTAAAAACCTGGTTCGTAATAGTTTTTTTAAGATATTTGATACCTTGAACAATAAACTAAAACAGCAATTGTGGATTGAGGCACAACTATAATGGCAACAAAATTACACTTGATGCTGGCAATGAAAAAAGCCAGCAAACCCGATGCTAGGGCGCATAAGCCCTTATTCGTGAATAGCCCATTTAAGCCAAAGGTTATTCCGAATAAAAAACAAAGCAAATTGGCTAAACTGTTTAATGGTTGGGGTTTTGATGACTAAATTCAAATTGATTGAGGAAGCGGCAAAATTCGAAACGTCGCAATTAAAACGCGACGAATTGATTTA